TGTTTTATACTTGGTTGTTGAGAATCAAAATCAACTTTTAAAATTTTTGCTCTTTTTAATTCGTCTACACCTTTCCAATCGTTTCTTACGTTCCAATTAGAATTCATATATAAGACAGTCATGTCTTGTGAAAATGAAAATGATGTAAATAATAATAATATTAAAGTGATTAGATTTTTCATATTTATTTTTTTGTTAGCTCATAAAGCTTTTCGTCTATATCGTCAAGCTTTTCAGCGTTTTTATCAACTTTCTCGTCTATATCAATTATTGTCGAACGAATTAATTCGTCTTTTAAATCAAACTCCGTTCTTGATATATCTGGTTCAGGTAGTTGTTTGGCAAGCTCTATATCAGCCTGTAGCGCAAAATAAGTTGCCGCCAAAGCGATAGCTCCGCCAACTATCATTCCGATGGTTTTAAGATCAAGTTGTACTTCCGTGTTTTCTGATAATTTTTTTGCCATAACTATTAAGTTTCTATACTATATGTAATTACTTATTTTTTATTTCTTTTAACATTTTTTACTCTTCTTGGCTTGCCTGCTGGTTGGCCTAACCTTTTCTTTTCTCTTATCTTAGCTGCTTTTTCAGAAGCAGACATTTCTCCAGCCGTTTTTACAGTTTTACTCGATATTCTTTTGCTTGGTCTACAATATGGTGTACCACGTTTTTCACCCTTACGCCTTCCGCAGGGCTTACCAGTTCTTACATCTATCCATTTTTCTTTAAACCAGCGTTTAAGAGCTAATCCTTTTTTAGTTTTTCTTACTGCCATTTAATATTTTTTTTACTTTATTCCTAGTGCATACCATTTTTTTAGCATAGCTAGGGTTCTTTTTTCTATTAAAAACAAACTGTTGATTTAAACTACCAACAATTTTTTGCATATTACCTTTTCTAGATTTGATCATCCATTTAGCTAACGCACCACAAGATAGTTCTTTAAATTTACCTTTAGCATCCGGAGCGTCGGAATCTTTAAATGTAGGTCGTTTACTTTTTGCCATGCTTTCTTCTTAATTTATTTTTACAAGCTGTAGCTATTTTAGATTGCTTAGGTTTTTTTCCATATCTAGCACGCTGCTCCATTACAGTTAATATTTGTATTTTTCTAGCAAAAGATTTACTAGAATTCATAACTTTACGGCATGTAGCGTTAGCATCGGCTACGCTTGCAAATTTAATACTAACAGTATCTTTTGGATTTTCGTCTGTATATAAACGTCTGCTGCTACCTTTAGGTTTTTTACCTGTGCCTTTTACGGGATCAGCCACTATTTTCCAACTTTGCTCATTGCTGCTTTATGAGAAGCACCAAAAGTCATTTTACCTTTGCCGCACATTTTACCAACCATATCTTTTATATGTTTACTAGTGTGATGTTTTGAATGTGCTTTCATTGCTTTTTGTTGTCTTGCAGACAAACAACTTACGTCAACTCCTTTTATTTTCATAATTATTTCTTTTTAGATGATTTACCATAATTTGCGGCACCCACTTTCCTACATTTTGCGATAGCTCCGCTAGCATATGCAGAAGGAAATACTTTGTACCTTGCCTTTACTTTATAATAACATGCGTCTTTTGCCATAATTATTTTAATTTACGTTTTCCTTTTAATGTTTTACTTTTTAGTTTACTATGCTTTAGTTTATTATCACTAGCCCTTAATCCTTCGTCGTCTTCGGGCTCTAATTCCCATGTTGACCAGCCTAATATTAAAGCTACTCTTTGCCAAGCTTCAGTATCTTCGGCAACTGCTGCTCTATAATTATCGAATAATCTAACAACCCTATCTAAAGGGACATTAGTTCCGGCTGAAATAAATTGAGCAATAGCTAAATTTGCGGGGTTATCTAAGCTTAAACCTTCATCTAATATTTTATCCATTTCATTATCAAAAGCATATAAACCACCTCTTATTTTTGTTATTTTAGAATCTATTGGCGGAGATACATCTAATAATTTCCATGCAGCATCCCCAAACTTAGGTCTAGGTCTTTGTGATCTTTTTGCAATATCTATTAATATATTCTTTCCAACCGCCACCGCATTTCCAACAACACCTGTTCCTCTTAATATAGAATCAAGCATGCCATTCATAGTCCCATATGTTTTATTATCATTAAATTTTTCATCGTCTTCTTCTCCCATGCCAATAGCAAACAATGCTTGTTGTAATGCGTTAAATATAAAGTTTTGTATAACACCGTAATACATTACTTTAGACATATTAGTTTTCCAATCTCCTCTTCCTGCTATTAAATCCTGAGTACCTCTTTTCATTAATCTAGCATACTGCATTGGAGTATTAGCAAACGCTAATAATATACGACCAAAAACGCTAGCTTGTTGTCTAGATATTCTATCAGGTCTGCTTGATTGCTGTGCTTCTTCTGTTAATTCTCTAAAATCTTGAAAAGCTTTTGTTTCAGCTTCTTTTTGAGATAATCCTTGTTTTATGTATGTATTAATTCTATTTCTATAAAATGTTGCACCACCGTTTGCTATAGCAAAACTATCAGCGCCTCTTGTTAATATAAAGCCTTTATTTAATAAATAACTAATAACACCTCTAACACCCTTTTTATTTGCTTGTTCTGCAATTTCAGCTTCATTAATATTTAATTTTAAACCACCTCTTCTTTCAACTAAAAAATCTGAATTAAATATAAATTTAAAATCTTTCCAAAATTGCGGTTGATTACCATAAGCAATAGCTGCTTTTATAGGATTATTATCAGACCAGTTTATATAGTTTACTGTTGAAATCATCTGTAATAAAGCTGATCGAACGTTTAAGAACATAATAACACCAACAGAATTATTAATCCATTCTAACCATGCGTTTACTTGTTTATTACCGCCGCCAGTTCTATTTGTGCCGGTCTTCATTCTTGTTAAAATATTCTCTAAAGCATTTCTATAATCCGGTCCAAAAGCCGCTTCTAATTTATTTAAATTTTCTTGAGTAAATATTTCATCAACATTTTTTTGCCATTTTTGTAAATACTTAGCTCTTTTTACTGTATTTAAATTTTGAAATAAATCTGTAGTAATAGTGCCTGAATCCCATGTATTATCAGGCTTTACATATCCCTCTTGTTTATTTATTGTAATTAATTGATTTGCAAAATCAGTTAGTTCTTTATCTTTTTTAACAAAGTTTACTAATTTTGTTTCGTCAGTTTTTGTTAACCCAGGAATTTTCATTCCTTGTTTATTCCATATATAAACCCTTACAGCATCCTGAATTGTATAATCTCCGTTTAATATTTCTTTTTTAAGAGTTTTTGGTATATTTTTAATTTTTGATTTAAGAGCTTTAAAATCATTCATTACCGCTATTCTTTCGCGGCTTAAATTTTCCATTGCAATACCATATGGTCTGAATAAATTTTGCCTCATCCACTCCATAGCTTTATTTCCTAAATCACCTTTTGGCAATAAAGCATACATTAAGCCTTGGAAATCTTCAGCACCGTATGGTATAAAAAAGTTCATAATGCCTTTTTCAGCTTTTTTGCCTCTCATTGCTGCTTTTTTAGGTGAAAATCTTTTTTCACTAGCAAATTTAGCTCCCTTTTTTTGCTCTATTATATCATTTAAATCTTGACTTAAATTAGATTTTTGACTTTCTAATGCAACTAAAGGTGTACCATCATTTTTTATATTATATTTTTGTTCAAAATTTCTGTCTAAATTATATGCGTCTCTTAAATTTTTAAAATTAATACCACCATCAATTGCAGCAACAAGTGCGTTTGCATATCTTTCTATCATTCTATTATTATATATAGTCCAAATTCTTCCCATGCCATTTTTTAAGGATTTTTTTTCTCCCCTACTATCAATATATACAGCCTTATCTAATTTATCATTATCTATTTTATCTAGTGCTATTAATTTATATTCGCCATATAATATACTTAATTCAGCTATAAAATCAGGAAGACCTGATATTTCAACTTCACCTTTATCATTTAGTTCACCTCTTCTTTCATAAGCTATTCTGGTTGCTTCTATAAATGCGTTTATATTTTGTAAAGCATGCTCAAATACTAATTCTGTTTCTTTATCGCCTTTAATAATTTTTTCTATAGCTACAATATCAAGACCTACAAATTCAGCGCCCTTTCTATGAAAATGATCACCTTCACTTACCGCATTTTCTAAAAAATGTAATATAGTTGTAATATTATTTACGTTATTTTCTATAGCTAAAAATAAAGATTTCCAGCCATCAAACCAAGCTTTTCTAGTTATTTTATTTATTTTTTCTATGTTTTCAGAAAATTTTTCTTTATCTTTATATAATTTTATTAATTGTTCCTTATCCATTTTAGGAGAAGTATAAATACCATCAGTATCTTTTCCATAAGTATACCCATTGCCCTTTTTTACCCAAAATTTATCTTTAAATAATTCTTTTTTTATTGCTTCTCTGAATTTTGTTCTTTTTAATTTATTTTCTTTTCCTTTAAATTCTTTTGTTTTAAATAAATTTAATCCGTTATATAAAGAACCTGAATTGAGCAAGCCAGGTGAATCTTTAAAATACGGTAGTATATTTTTTCTAAAATCTTTAGCATATTTTAATACAGTATTTTCATTTAATTCATAATAAGTATCTATTTGTAAATCTTCTGCTAAAGCAGCTTTTAAACTTAAAAGAGCATCGGCTTTTCCCGCGGCTACATCTGTTGTTTGCTGTGGTGTTAAAACAGTTTCGCTTCTATATAAGCTATTAGTAATAGCTCCATCTACCATTTTTATTATAGATTTAATATTTTGTGCTTGTGGTGATCTTGCTATAGCCGGAGTTCCTTTTTTACCAACTAAATTTATAATATCTTCAATTGTTGCGGCTTCATTTCTTACAAAAGGTGCTAAACCTGCGCCTTTTCCACCTCTTTCTTGTCTTTTATATAATGGGCTTTTTAATAATCCTCTAGATAATCCCGTCGATGTTCCTTCTAAGTTTTTTGAAACAGATGTACCTTCAACAACAGCACCCTCAGGCCTTATATCTAAAATTAATTTAGCATTTTTAATAATAGCTTGCCTGCCGTTAATAACCTCTTGTTTTGTTAGATTACTTTTAACATCTGTAAATTTTCCAGCCGGAACATTAAATATTTGAGACGTTACCGGGGCTGTTATATTTCCTAATGTAGCGTAACTTAATGTTGATAAATCTCTTTCATCTTGGGCTATAAGAGCTTTAGCTTGATCTAATTGATCTTGATTATATAATCTTTCAGCTAAATTTATTGTTTTTACAGGAACATCAGTTAAATTAGGATCAATATCTTCTTCTTGAATAATTTGTTGAGTAGTCTGTTCATTTATTTTTTGATCTATACCCTGTTCTACAGATTTTATTCCTAATCTTTGTGCTAAGTTATTAGCTCTTAAAAAACCTCTATTAGTAATAAACTTTTCAATATTTTGTAATCCCTTGAATTCTTCAAATATCATTGCATGAATATCTGATTTCATGGTTTCTTTAAAAGTGCTTCTATCAACATCTTGTTTTGCATCGGGTGCTATTGGATCATATAATGCTTTAGTTCTGCTTTCAACAAAACTATCTACAGTAGGTTTTACTTTTTCAATAATTGAATTTTCAATTTTAGTTTCAGATGGTGTTTTTTGATATGGCTTATTAAATTTACTTGCTAAATCTTCTGCTTCTTTTCGAGCTTTTTGTAAATTATTTATTTCATTTGCAATATCTTGTTGCACTTCGCTTGATAATTTAGATTCTAAAGGCTCTTTTTCTATTTCTGTTTTACCTTTTTTAACAACAGTTGCAACATTAGAAGCTGCAGCTTCAATAATTTCTTTTTTAGTAACAGGAAGACCGTTAAAAGCATTATGTTTTTTAATTAATTCTAAAGCATTGCTAGCGTTTATGTTGTCAGCTATTCCAATAAAATCTTTAAGTTTATTTGAATACGCCATTCCAATTCTTTTAAATACACCAGCTTGTTCTATATTTTCTAATGCTTGTAAACCGCTTAATACGTCAGATATAGCTGCAAAATATTCATGAGACTGGACGTCTTGGCTTTTATCTTTATATTGACCAAACCTTTCCTGTATTGCTTTATATATTTTTTGTATTTGAGGATCTTGGCTTTCTTTAAGTGCGGCGTCAATTTCATTTAATAGTTCAAAACGTTTTTCAGGAGACAAGTTATCGAGTAGCATGTGCAAAACCTCATGGTGGACAACATTACCAGCTGCATAATCTCCTTTTTTTGATTCTTTACTAAGGGGGTTTAATGCGTTATTTATTACTCTATCCTCTATTATATAAGCCACCTTTCGATCACCCGCTAATATACCGTTATTATCACCATCAAGCCATTCTTGTATTTTTTTATCTTTTAAATCTTTTGGCCTATGCTTTTTTATATACTGAAGTAATTCCTCTTTGTTTTTTCTAGTAATAATTTTTTTGCCTTTTAGCGCTCCAAAATTATTTTCATTTACAAACTCTATTAGTTTACTACCGTGAGCTATATAGTTATTAGCTATTAATATATTAAGCATTTGATCATCAATGTCAGCTAATTGTAATTTAGTTTCATTTAGTTCAATTTCTAAATCTATATCATTTGGATTTTCTTTTAATTGATTTTCTAAGCTTTCTATTTTATCAAATGTTTTTTGCCTAGCTATTTCTTGTTCAAAAAATAATTTTTTAGAATTAGTTTTTTTGCCATTAAAGTTATATTCTTCAGAGCTTAAATTATTAAATTTGCTATTTCTAGTTAAATTCTCAGCAATATCTATTTGCCTTAATAAATCTAATTTTTCGTTTTCAGATTTGGTGGTGTCCTCTTTAATTTGCTTACGCATAGTTTTAGCTAATGCGCTTACGCTTTTAGGATCAGTTGCGGCGGCATATTGCGACATGCCTTCATTATAAGCTATACTTACTCCTTGTATTGATGTTTGAACTCCTCCGGCACCTATAATTGTTTGAGCTGCAGTTTCAAGCAATAGCTCAAGCGTTATTGGGTCTTCTGCTGTAATTGCCGAATTAACTTCTTGTGTAATTTCTGTTACAACCTCAGTTCCAGTTCCTATAGCTTGATAACCTATTTCCTTTTTAATTGGTTTAAAATTACCTTTTAAAGCTCTTCTCCAAGCATCTTTTGGAATAAATTTTGCCGCTCGCCCGACTACAGCAGCTGCACCCGCAAAATCTAAACCTTGGTTTATAACACCAGTTCTAACAGATTTATCTAATATATCCTCAGCTCTACCGTCTTTTATTATATTAAACATTGCATCCCCTTGTTCTTTTGAGGATAAGTTCATAAATTCTTGCTCAGATAAATTTAAATCTTCAGCAGCTCTTTTAGTAAGCATTCTTTCCATCACATTTCCAGCCTCTTGAAAATATGTAGCGCCAAAAAAACTAGATAACATTTGTGGTAATTGTTCTCCTACTACTTGAGGTATTTCTCTTAGCTGCAAGTCAAATTCTAAACCATCTTTTCCTTCTTTAAAAATTTGAGCTTTTTCAAATTTATCTATTTTGTCTTGTATTTCTTTGCTTTGCTGAAAATTTTCAAACCATATTTTTTCTTGCTCTGCTATTTTTTCTTTATAAAACTCTAAAGCTTCTTCTTTATTAACTTCTTTACCTTTATAAAAAGCGCCTCTAGGAACGGCTACTCCACCTACAAAAAATGTTTCGTCGTCTGAACTATTATTTATAAAATTAATTTTTTTATTAAGATTGGTTATTTCTCTGCCGGCTCTCATCATAGGGCCATATGCTGCGTAACCTTTATAAACATTTTTAAGACCTATGCCTACAGATTCAAAAATATCGGCTTTAATTTTTGGTTTTGACTTATCTAGATAATTAGATGTATTTTGTTTTAAAACACCTATTGCTGTTTCTTTTTGAATAGACGTAGGTAATTTATCAGTATACTTAACATAAAAAGAGTCTATTGCTTTATCAGGATCTAAAGTTAAAGCATATTTAATTTTTTCGTTAACTTCATCAGAAGATAAATCTTTAGCGTATTTACCATATAATATTTTTAACAATTCTTCCATTATAACAGATCTAGATTTACTTCTTCAGGTAATAGTCCAAATATTCCTCCAGCTCCTTCGGTTTGCCTATTAGTTGTATTAGTGTCAAAATCAATTTTAAAATCTTTAGCATTATTTAAATAAAAATCAATTACATCGTCAGTAACACCTGCTATTCTTAAATATGTTTTAAATAAATCTGTAGTATTATCTATTGGTATTTCATTTTGATTTTTATCAAAAATTCTCCCTGAATTTATCTTATTAAATTCTTCTCTTTTTTCTTTATCAGTTAATTTATTGAATTTTTTAGTTGATATACCAACTAGTTCAGCGGCTGCCTCAGGGTCTGAAATAAAAATTTCAAAAAATTCATTATCAGATAAGAATTCATTATTAATATCTAATTTTTTTAATTGTCTAGCTATTGCGTCATTATCTAAATTATTAGTTGCAAATTTAAAAGCTTCTTGTATTTTAGGATATGCTAATGTAATTTCTTGTTGTTTTGCTTTGGTAAAGTTAGAAAATAAATTATTATTGTTGTTGTTGTTAAGGGTAGATAAGTATTTTTTATAGTGATCTTGATTTATATTTACCGCATGGTCTAATAATTTTTGTACAACTTTTTCTTTATTTTCTTGGCTAGTTGGATTATTTAATATTTCAGCTAACTCAGGATCTCCGTCTTCATATAATGGTATACCAGCAAACATATCTTTATCTTTTAATATAGAAAGAATTCTGTCTTCAGCGTCAGGCCCTGTAAATAAATTTGATATATCTCTTTTTGCTTTTGAATAATAATATGAATCATTTTTATATTCTAAGCCCTGTGTACCCGCTCGTAATGCTGTAAAAATTATAGGGTCTATTTGTTGTAAAAACTCTTTATCTTTTTGATACCAATTAAAATCAGAATTTGTTAATACACCATCATACCCCTCAACAGTATATTGAGCATTCATATTATCATCATATGTTACACTAAAACTTCCGCCAGGAGCAAATATTGCATCAAAAGCTCTTGTTTTTTCAGTGTCAAATCCTAAAGAAACTTCGCTTCTATTAGCATTCCATTCAGCTCTTTTTGCTTGTAAATCAATTAAATTAGTATTAGCGTTTTGATAATTTTGTTTAATTTTATTTAATTCAGTAGATAAATTTGCATATTCAGGATCTCTAGGACTCATTGCGGCTAATTTATTAGCTATATCTGCGAATTTTTGTTTTTGTGCTAAAGCTACAGGCGCTAAAGCTTCTCTATGTAAATCATCAACTTTAGAAAATTCTATTTCCGGTGGAAACTGATTTAATATATTTATAGCTCTATTATCAATCAAATTTCTGTATTCTCTTTCTGCTTTTATTGCTTCTGTAATATTACTTGTAGTTTTTGCAATACTTTTATCTATAGCCTGTGCTAAACCTTTATTAAATCCACCTGCTGCTAATCTAGCGCCTAATATTAAATTTTTATCTGCCATAATTTATGTTTAAAATAGTCCAAAAGGGCCACCTTGAAAATTTATGTTGTTTTTAGTTTTTTTATTTCTTTTAGATCTACTCGGTAAAAATCCGCCTGTACTACCTGGTAAATTTTTCATTGCTTCATCAGCCACCACGGCTCCCGCTGCGCCCCCTGCCATATCTGTTAATCCGCCAACTAACTGGTTGGTAGCATCTTGTCTAGCTTGATCTGCCGCTGCTTTTCTTTGTTGAGCCATACCAAGTAATGTACTTTGTTTTTCAAAAGCCATTTTTTGTGATTGTCTTTCACCTCCTGCAATTGCCATTTGTCTTCTGCTTTCTCCTTGTGCAGCTAACATTTGATTTCTTGTTTCTTGTTGAGCAATACTAGCAGATGCTTGTTGAGCTGCTCTAGCTTGTGAGTTTGCCATTGACTGCGCTAATGCCGCAATACCTCCGCCACCTGCTGAAGCTGCTAAATTATTCATAATATTAGCTGCTCCTTGAGCATTTTGCTGAGCTGCAAAATCCGCTGCTTGAGTATTAACGGTAAGGTTTTCAAATGGATTAGTTAAATTTTTATAAGGATTAGATGTGTCTAAACTTTCAAATTTAGCTCTTTCTTGTGCTAATTCATTTGCGGCTGCTCTTTGCTCACGTCTTCTTTTGCCACCGCCAAATAAGCTAGCGCCGACTTTTATTATACCGCCTAATGCCTGTCCTGCCGCTTGTACGCCGGCTGACGCTATCATTCCTGTTGGATCCACCATAATTTGTTCTTTATATTATAATTACATGTTAACTACTTATACTAATTTCAGAACCAACTGAGTATAACTCTTTGGAATCTGTTGAAGTATTTTTAAATTTTGTTTCTGCAAAGTAACCTAAAAGACCAGATGTATAAAATTTAGCATTCTTTGCATAAAACATATATGCTGAGGCTTGAGGAACTTCACTTGTGTTTACTATAGTTACTGTTTTGTTTGTTTTATTTATCGCTGTAATTTTACCTAAATCTTGTTTATTACTTGATCCGTCTACATAATACAGCTTATCTCCAATTTGCATATCATTATTTAATTCAAAATTAAATGTAAACACCCTATTACTTCCGACTACAGCCTGCGAGGTATATGCGCCTAACCCTTGAACATTTAATGCTTTTAAATCTATTGTTGATTCTGTTTCTTCAACACCAGATATATAATTATAGTATTTGTTTTCTTTTTTAATAAAAGAAGATATTGAACCATCTTGCTGATCAGTTACTATGCTATCGCATGTCCATCCAGTATCTCCCTCATAATTGAGTGTTCTAAAGTTTTTCATGTTAGCAGGAGATTGATTCAATAAAAATGTAACTTCTGAATCTGTTTTTACACCATAAAAAGTATTTCTAGTGCCAATATGATGTTCAAATATATGGCCGTTTTTAAAAGTAAAATATTTATTATTCATACTTAACCCGTTTTCAAATACAAAACTTTTTCTACTAGGCCAACCTTTTATTGATTCGGCATAAGAAACAGTGTTATTAACAGAAATAGGTAAACTTACGTTATATTGATTCTTTTTTTCATCATAAGAGCCATGAATAAACCCTGTTTGTGCTCTTAAATTATCTTTAAAATAATCTTTCATGCCGAAATTAGATATTTCTTCCATACCATCTAAAGAATGTCTAACTACCACACCATTTTTTTTATCTACAAAATAAGACCTAAACGTATAATCTGAAAAACTTTCTGGATTTGTACCTATACCATAATTAGAATTATAGGGCATTGCTTGTCCTAAGACAGCTTTATTAGATGTAACATTAACATTACCATCAGCATTGAATAAAGCGTCTTTATTAGTTAATATTTTTAAAACTTTATCTTCACAATAAGCAATTATATCATTATATCTTGTATGTAATAGTTGTATGCTACCATAATCAGGATTTAATTGTTTTGTTATTGGCTCAGCTATAATAAATTGATTTAATCTATTTACACCTGTTTTGCCATTATATATTTGTGAAAAAATTAAATCAGATTTTAAATTTTCTTCTTGATAATTATCTTCAAATATTGTTGATACCCTAACCCCTTTACCAAGAGCCGGCGCATTAAAATCATCTCTAATTATAAATGATTCAACGCCATTTTCAAAACTAAAACAATTATAATATAATAATGAATTTTCATTACCATGATTACTAGCAATCGTTAAATCTTCTTGTGTTTCAAAATATAAATCTATATCTACGTCGTCTTGAGGTTCAACTTCAAATATAGGCGGATTAACTATATTTATTAAATCTTCAGAGCCTACTTCATATACTGTAATTTGAAAAATTTTATTATCATCTTGGCTTGCGCTTCCTGTAAAAAACTCTAAATTTTGTGCTAAATTTCTATTTAATTTAACAGCAAAAACTCTATTTGAATTACCGTTATCTTTTTTAAATACTGTTTCAATTTTATAAAAAGTATTGTCAGCCGCTTGATTTGCTGTAATTTGAGCAGGAGATCTATTAAATTGTATATAGTTGCCTTCTTTTAAATTTTGAATAAAAGGATGAGAACCGTAAAAAGATTCTGCATCAGCAAATGTTCTATCTGTTTCAATTGCAAAATGATATCCATCAGATATAACTGAAGAAGGAAAACTAGAATATTCTCCGGGATTACTTTCTCCCCATCCGTCCCATCCACCAGAACTAGCAGATTGATTAATTCCAAATGAAGCCGAATTAGTATTTGCTTTACCTCCAAATCTTAGTTGAAAACCTCTTTCATCATCATCGTTTCTACCGTCTAAAGATATAGTACTTATGGCTTCAAAATTTTCTGCATCAGCCCCGCCTTTTAATTGAGTTAATAAATTTGTATCAGCTTTTAATTTTAAAAAAAATCTACCTGCAAATTCAGCTTTACCACTTTCATCTTTTTCTTCAACTGCAATCATTTTTACACCACCCTTTAAAGCTGTAGTATCAGGGTTATTTTCAAAATCTTCATATAAAGATGCTACGTCATTTCCAAATTCAGTTTTAAAATGTAATTCTATATCATCATTATCTTTAAAATTTACTTCCTTTTGCTTAACTTCATATATATCAGATTCAGAGTCCCCAGCTATAAATTTTACAAATTTTCCAGGGCTAACAGCTTCATAAGCAGGTCTTGAAACGCCATGAATATCAGCTCCGCCTGCAAAAGTATTACCATCTGCAATTTTAAGATCGCCAACGGAATTCATACTTCTAATTGTTACTCTATTTTTATTTGGCACGGGTGTTGACCCTGGTTTTATAGTTGTTTGATCATTATCATTTTCATAATCAACACTAAATGCAAAATGTTCTGGTCTATAAAATTCTTTTTTTGGTTTTGCTAAAAATGGTGGTGGTGTTGTAAGTTTATCTAAAACTTTAAATTTATCTTCTATGTCCGAAAACTCGGACCCTGATTTCTTTTTTAATAATAAAATATCATCAATATTAACTTTATTTATTTCTGAAGAAGGAAAAGCTACGTACATATAGCCTTGTTTATCTTGATAAAAACTATCTGCACATAAATTATGTACTGTAGATGATATTTCTTTTATAAAATATTTATAATTAGTTGCAAATGACGGCGCAGAAGAAGTAACTTTAGCGGTAAACTTAGTCATGTTTTTAGCTTCGCCTTGAGGTACTTTTATTATTCCTGTTTTATCAGTTAAAACGGGGGTTTGTCTACCATATGTGTCTGTATATACTACACCGAATTGATATGTTCTATTTGATTTTATAGATTGTCTTTCTGCTCTATTAGAAGCGTTTGATGCGTATCTATTTTTTAATTTTATATCAAATTGAACTGGCGTAAGCGGTAAATCAAATTGATGAGTAAAATTACCATATATTAATCTATTAGCTGTTATATCTTGTGCTTTAGCTTTTTTAGGTACGCTGTCGAATAGTCTTAATAATTGATTTGACGGTAGCACTTTAAATATTTGTTCATCTTTTACCTGAAAAGTTGAAGCTATTGAATTATTAGCTTGTCTTTTTATAGTATCAACAACATAACAATTGTTACCAACAGAATCTTTATATATTACATCAATTTCTTTTACGTCTGCACTTATGTTATTATTTAACCCTTGTAGCTCTAATGATCTTAATGTGTTGACCATTGCTAGGTTAAATCCGTCTTCCGCATTGTATTCAAAACCTGAATTACTCCCCACTGTTGAATCAGGTAAAAAAGCAGCATTACTAAATGGAGAAAAACAACTATATTGACCGTTATCATATTTGTACCTATAAGCAAATCTAGGAAATTTTAATTGAAACAAAGGCTCATCTTCTTGCAATAAACAAGAATATGCAACTGTAGCCGCTCTCATTTGTTTGCTAGTTGTTAATATTTCAGCGCTAAAAGTTGTTCCTGAAATAGCTGTTATTTTTAATCTTGCTTCTGTTTTTGTTATTTCTCCGCTTGTACTATCTGTAAATTCAAATTTAATAATTATAACATCATTTACTTGATAGTTAGGAGCTGTGCTAAATGTTTGATTTGTTAAAATTGTACCTGAAGTTTTTGCATTTGCTAATCCGGAACCAGTTGAAGTGGCCATTAATAAATTAGATGTTACAGAAGCACCACCTTGAGTACCCGCACCTGTTCTTAAAGAACTTTGCATATTTAGTGTAGGCGCTTGCATAGGAGACTTTTTAATTACAGTAATTCTTTCTTCTGATAAACCTGTTGTAGCAGAATTAAAGTTTGAAGTTTGAGTTTTCCAATAAGCAATATCAACTTGTTTAGGTTCGTTTAAATTATCTGTAAAATATAATATACTATCTAAAACATTAACACCTGTTATTAAATTATTAGTATTAAATTTTAATATATTACCTGTATCTACTATTACGGCGGCAGCAGTCGAAGTAACTACATCATATTCGGCTATAATATCTTTTGCTGGCGAAGTTATAAACCAATATATTTTATCATTTTCAGTATCTTTAACACTGCCTATGCAAGTTGCATCAGATAAGCTAATACTATCTTTTTGAGTATTACCTAAAATATTTTTTAATGCGCCAACGTCACTACCTTCTGAGTAATCAACATCTATATTAAGCGCATCTCTATATTGACCATTAGGAACTAATCTTTCATCAAGGTCTTTATTCATTTTACCCTTTATGAAAGCGTTTTTAATTTCAGGCATATTTTAGTGTTTAATGTGTTTAGATTTGCCCCTCATTGTTTGAGTAAGCTCTTCTAATTTAATATTTGATAATCTAAGTTTTGCTTGTCTAACAGCTGCAAATTTTTCTTTTTTAAATCTCATTACAAGAAATTCAGGAGTATTAGATCTTGTAGACATTATATAATAAGCAATGCATTTATACATAGCTTCTTCAGCTAATTTATGTACTTTCATTTCTGAATCAGTTCCTAAACTATCACTTATGTATTTTAAAGTTACAGTTTTATCAGTTAAGCTTGCTGAAAAATGTATTTTAGAAGTTAATGGGTCTATATAAAAAGCGCCATTTGAATTCATATATTGGGGGTCTGCTCCATATCTTTGACCGTTTAATACTTGAAAACTTCTATTATCTTCTAAATAAAAATCATTAACAACATCTTTATTAGTATTAGCGTCTTTATATTTTTTCCATGTTTCTGACTCATTAGCTTTTACTAAATTACCACTGCCATCAAAAATATAATTACTATCGCTGTCTTGTAATATAGCGTCAGGATTACTGGTTTTTATTGCAGGATATATTGTATGCTCTATTCCGCTATCATCTACCCAAGATACCTTAACATAATTTACATAATCTTGAGGTAACATCATTGTTAAACTAGGCGGTATGTCTATTTCTTGTGATTTTTCACTTCTAAAAGTATCATAACTTAATTCTTGTAAAGCTCTTTGCGCAAAAAATGTAACATTATTTCTTTTAATTTTTGGTATAATTTTATCTTCGCCAACATATGAAATCATAAAATTATTTACAATATCTTTTAATGTTATAAATTGATAGCCTCCAAAGTCATTGCCTTGATAGTAAGATTGTTCTGTTGAATTAATTAAGCCCATTTATTAAGATTTTTCTTGTGAAACGTTTTTTACATCTTCTCCGCTTGCAATACCATAAAGAGAATTGTCTCTTAATATTATACCAGCTAAAGCTAATATTTTTATTACAAGTTCTGTTTCTTCTGATTCATGTAGTTCAAATTGGGTGGAATTACCTGCGTCGTAAAGTCCCGTTACTGTATTGCTTGCCCAAGAAGCAGAAGCAGGCGTTTTAACATAATTACAAGTTACGCCTGAAGTTTTTTGCTCTATAGCTCCGGCAGCGTTTTTTCCATAAACTTTTATTCCAGAATTATCTCTAATATATATAGGAAAATCATTTGTAGGTTGTGCCAAGGGAGACTGTGTAATGAATATATAATCTTTTTGACTTATTGATTCTGCTTCTGCACCATTAAATATAACAGAGCCTAATCTATATAAGTCTGCAGGTAAAGTAGTTCCGCCTGCTATAGCAATATTTGTTTTTTCAAATATGCTTATTTTTTCTTCTAGTATAGATAGCATGTCAGAATATTCCGTATCATTACCGGGTATTCTACCAAATTGATTTATATCATAAAAATATTGCTCGAATATATCTAGTTGAGCTTGATTTGCAAGAAAATTAAATTCCTGAGGGGTTATATAACCTCGCTGTTCTTTATTTGTTATAGCTAATACTCTTTGGTATACTGTATTTATATCTACACTCATTGTTTTTTTATTATAGGTTAAAGACCTGCAAAGCAGGCCTTCACCTACAATTGCTTACTTTAATTTCTTTTCAATATTTTGAAATACCTCAATACCATCATCGGTTTTAAAGTACGCTGCTAATGCTGAATATGGATTTTCATCAAAAGGTACAGTTATTAATTTTCTATCAGTAGATCCCCAAGTAAAAGTTCTTTGGTCACTTGATAACTTAATTATACCTAATTCTGTAGCTTTAATACCAACATTTCTAATATTTATGTTTTCGTCCTGCGCTAATTCTAAGAACAAAGAAGGATTACTTCTAGCAAATAATAACAAATCTCTTTTAAGCTCCTTAGAAGCCATCGTAGATACCTTATTTCCTAATTCTGATCTTAAAATTGCTTCAGCATGATCAACATCTATAGTTTGTGCTAAATTTAAAGCTTTAATTTCTAATTCTAAGTAGCTAATATCGTTTTCTGCTATTGCTACAGCATTAAATTCTTCAAAAGATTTTCCATTGTCTGGATGATAAGATAAAAATTTTTGTAATGTTACTTTTTCTTTTGGGACAAAAAGTTGACCATCTCTAAAAATAATATGACTTAATCTTTCTGGGCCTTTCATTTCGTCTACAAATATTGTTTTTTGATTTTCACAATATTTAATTTCTCTTTCGTAACCTAACTTTTCATCAAACCACAATAAACCTCTTGATCTTAATATATATACAATAGGTGTTCTTTGTAGTTTTAATTGATAAATTCTATCTTTAACTTCCCATTTAGGATTCTTTTTTACAAGTGGAGTAGCCGTTTTAGGCTCTTCAGCAGCCACTTCTGCTTTTTGTTTTTTTGACATAATATAATATAATAAAAATTAAAAAATAAAGGCTGGGTGCCGAAGCACCCGTACCTTTAAATTAAATATTAAGAGTTGAATAATACAAAGTTGTTAGCTGCTTGTACTACTAAACATCTTTCAGATAGATAGTGAACTTCCATGATATCTTTACCTGATGCTGTAGCACCTCCTACAGATCCAGTAATCCATGATTTCATTCTTCTATCGTCAGTTTCAGAAGCTCTATATCTTATGTGTAAGAAAGGTCTTCTAACGTTTTTACCTAATTGTTGGTCATACACTGAAGATGTACCAGCTGGAACTAGAATACCTTTTAGTCCGCCTACTAAACCTCTTGTAGATTTATCATTTAGATATTTCCAGTCAGTTTTGTAGAAGTCATAAGAACCTCTTCTAAATCCAGAGAACCCTAAGTTAAGTGCCATATCTTCAGAGTTTTCAAATACTCCGTAGTTAACACCACCTGTTGTATGCGGGTTCAAACCAGCTAATAGGTCATCAAAATAAAGATTTGCATCTCTATTTAAGAATAACATATTTTCTTCAATTGCACCTTGTTTGTCTAATTCTTTTAATAATAAGTCAAACTCAGGTAATTTATCAGCCGCAGGCGTACTTGAATCAAATTGGTTTGTTGCTACAATACCTCTTGCTTCAATAGCCGCGAATAAACCTTCAGATCCATCTGGTACAGCTGCGTCAGCGCCTGATGCAGATTTTTCTGCTTCAATCATTGCCATTTCTAGATAATCTTCGTATCTTACTCTTGTATCACCCTCAGCTTTTAAATACCATAGGTAACCACTTTGACCAGATTCTCCAGAAACCTCTACCCAACCGATTTGAGCTGTATCAGAGCCAGATACTTCGTAGTGATCTTTTATAATCATTGGTTTGTTTGTAAAAGATTTGAAAGTTGGCTCAACAGCGTCAGTCATTGATTCAGTTCCTTTATTAAATTCAGAACCATAAACAAAGAACTTAATCGCTTGATTATCTGTAGTCGCAATTCCTGATAAGTCATCAACATTTTCTGCGCCGTAAGGCTTAATTGTTAATGCGTTAGTTGCAGTTTCAACACCAGCTGTAACAAAAGCTTTAAATACTACGTTGTTAACAACAGCTACTACTGTAGCTCCTTTTCTAACCGCGTGCGCTTCTGTTGCACCTGAGTCAATGCCTGTAATAGCGTCGATTGCACCTGTAACAGGATTAATCTCACCATTGTATGCTAAGTGAAGTCTACCTTGCTCAGACCAAATAACTTGATCAGAAGCCATAGGCATTTCTGCACCTACCATTCTTAAGAAAGAAGAGACAGTACGATTACCGTATCTTTCAACTTCTTGCTCATATAATTCAGGTAGATACTGTTGTGCCCAGTTTACTCCACCTGTGTGAAAATTTAAATAGTTACTTGATAATGTTGCTTTAACAGCACTAGGGGTAACTATACTTCCAGCCGCTGGGCCGGAAAATGAAACGTTTGTTGCCATTTTTTAAAGTTTAATAGTTTTTAAGTTTTAATTTAAGTTTTGATGTATCGTCTCCGCTTATAACTCTTGCTTTTAAACCTCCAATTTCAACTTCTTGATGCCCTGAACGAGGATCCATGTTGATATTTTTAGCAGACTTAACAGATTCTTTAATAGCATCTGCTTTGCCTTGTTCATAAAAGTGTTGAGCAATCGCGTCGGCGTTCATCGCTGTAAATAAAGATTTGTGATAACCAGGAGCATCGGACATTTCATTTTTTTCATTTAAGAACTTCTTAACAAAATTATTAATATCACTTTGCGAGTTTTTAATCTCATCTACATTTTTAATATTAAACCTATATTTCTTATCGCCAACATTATATTCAAAACCTTTGAACGTATCATTGAAAAGAGTATTGGTTTTATTGTTAAACACATCTCTTTGAGATTTGTTTATTTTTTCAGCTTCTGCAGATTCTTTATTATATCTATTAAAAAAATCTACAGCCTTTTGTTGATCAGGTGTTAATTTTGAACCTGATTTAATTTCTTTATAATAATTAGCTTTTTGAGATTCAAGATGATTTTTTGCTTGAGCAACCTCTTCTTTGAATGCTAATTTTTTTCTTTTAATATCTTTAGGATCATCAACTTCTTCGTCAAATGAAAATTTATCGTCAATTAAAAATGCAATTTCATCTACTGATAAATGAGGTTTTGCTTGAGTATAATACTCATGTAATAAATCCATTTGTTCAAACTTTTCGTAATCTTTATTTAAAGCTACATAGTCTTCAAGATTACCGCCTGTTTCATTCATGAATTTTACTAAATCCATAATATTTTCAGGATATTCTATTGATTCTTGTGTTTCTTCTTCCTGTAATATTTCTTCTTGTTCCTGTGTGGCAGCGGGAGCCTCATTGCTTCCATCCATTCCTGCCTCGTCAGTTGTATTTGTTTCATTGGTTTCATCGGTTATTTCTTCTATTATTGGTATCTCCTCTTCCTCTTGATCCCGCACATCGCTAGTACTTTCTCCGGAAGATTCTTCAACTTGTTCTTCGGGGTTTCCTTCTTGTACTTCTCCGCTAGTTTCGGATTCGTCGCGTACAGGAACCTCATCTGTGCTTTGCTTTTGAACGGCATCTGTTTCTTGTTTAGTTTGTTCTTGATTTACGGGTGGTTTTGATAGGTCCACTTTATACATGCCTGATTCTTCGTCAAATCCAGCATTCTTTTGTACAACCTCTTCTTTTTCTTGTATAGACTTTTCTTCAGTCTCTACAACTTTAGCTTTTAATTTTTCTGCCATAATAAAATATTATATAATTATACAATTTATATATTACCTAGGATCAAACGCACCTAAGTCAAAATCACCGCTTATTACATCATTGCCAGCCGACTCAAAACTTTTAGGCGGTGTATTATTTTTTCTTTGTTCTATGAGTTCACTTTGTTGGCTAGCTTGTATTTTAGTTCTTTCGTCTTTACGATCTTCTTTTTTATTTATTTTTTGTTCTTCGCTAGAAGACTTTACTTTAGCTAATTCCATATTCATTTGGAATTCTAAGTTCATTAAATCTTTTTTCAATCCAGCTTCAGCCTGTAATTTTTGCATTTCCAATTGACTTTTTGCTTGTTCTAATTGAATTTTACTTTGAGTTAAAGCTTGTTGTTTTTGCACTTCAGCTTGTGCTGCAACTTGTTGCGCTTGAGCATTTGCCTGTGCTTGTGCTTGAATATTTTGTTGAGCTATTTGCTGATCTTTTTCTTGTTTTTTCTTTCTTCTAAATTTTAAAAGTTGATTAGCTAATTTAACATTTTTAATTTGTCTAATATCTATAGCGTCATCTAAATCAATATTATTTTGAGCAATTGCTACTTGTATATTATTTTCTAATAATTGTTTTTCTTCTTCGTCAGGAGCTAATTCTATAAATATTCCAAAATCATGTAAATGCAATTCTGTTAATTCATCTAATGTTCCCACATTATGAACACCTATGCTTTGTATAAATGCATTTTTTGTTGGGGAAAATTCTAAAACATCTGATATTCTTAATGATATTTTTTCTGCAGTTTCTGCTGTTAAAAATAATCCGCTTTGTAATATGTGTCTTGTTGCTGTATTACTATTAGCCGCTGCTAATTTTTGAACACCAACTAAAGCATTTTTATCAGGCGTACTACCGTCTCTTGCTTCATTTAAACCAGTAGCATCTCTAATCATTTGCATATAATAATTATAAGTACTTATTAATGCGCTTAATTTTCCGGTGCCAGCATTGTTGCTTATTTCTTGTATAGGTACTTTACCAGGATTCATATCTCCTTCTGATGTAAATGATCTACCTATAATTGAACCTGTTTGAAAAAACATATTTAATGCTTCTTGTGGATTATAATTAGTACCATTACCTAAATCTACTTCAGCAAGACCGTCAGCATCTAAATACACACCATCAGGAACCATTCTTGAAAGTATTTGTTGTATTTTTAAATGAGTTAACTGAATCATATCGGCAAAACCAGTTATTCTACTAACTAAAGACTCAACTCTTCCATCATAAACCCTAGGCGCTACTAATGAATAATTCATTTTAACTTTATTAACATCACTTTTTTCACGCAACATATTATCACAAAGTTTCCAATCTAATAATATATTAGAACCAGGAACATAAACACCTTCGTAAAGTACCTCAATATTTTTTGCAATTCTTTCAAATCTTAATCCTTCCGAAGCGGGAGGATTAAAAGCATCCGATTTTTTAATTATTTTTTCAGCGCCTGTTGCTGTTTGTTTAACCTTATATACTTCATTCATATATGTTTTATAATTGAAATACATAACTTGCACTGAATTATTATCTTTATTATTTATTTTACTATTATATTTATTATATATATTATAATCTTGATTTCCTTGTTGTGTAATCTTATTTAAATCTTCATTAGATAAATTAGGAAATTGTTTTTTTAATTCATTAATAGTTATATTTTTTATTTCACCAATATAATATATATCATCAAAATAAGGAGACTCAGTATAAGAATAAACAATATTTGCAGGATCTACATAATCAATAACTATACCTTCTGATTGAGTAAAGCTATTTTTAACACAACCCATTCCTAAAACAGTTAAATCATAATAAAATCTTTTTTTAGTTAATTCATATCTGTTTTGTTCAAATATCGTAGATATAGCTTGTTCTTCTGCTAATTCTATAGCTTGCTTGTAATTTAATTGCATATGCAATTGTAACTCTTCTTGATTTTCAGGTAGTTGATCAGATGGTGTATTAGCTATATTTATACCAAATTGTTCTAATGAAAAATCAGAAATATCTTTAGTAGCCATATCGTCCACTATGCTTTGCATATAATCTGTTCTTTGTTTAACACCAAATGGGTCTTGTGAGTATGCTTTTATATCATATGTTCTTTCTGCAATACCATTTACAACTATATCTACAAACTTAGGTATAATAGGTACTGGCTTCCAATCTAAGTTTAAATAACTTAAATCACCGTTTATTGATAATTCATCTTTATATTTCTGTATACTTTGTTCTCCCCTTGCATATAATCTTAATTTATGATAGTTGTTTTGATTTATAGAAAATCTATTAACACCACGATCTCTTTTAAACCACTCATTTTCTATAGCTTTAGCTACTTTCATTCCATAATCCTGAGATAGTTTTTCATCATCGCTAGCCACTTGGCTGGGGAAATAACTGTTATAACTAGATTCAGCCATAATTTTTTATTATTTTAGATATAGTTCCTTTATTTTCGTATTTTGAAAAGCTAATATTAACTTTTGATTTTTGTCTTTCAACATTTGGCCTGTATAAATTTTTATTACACGCCATAATAGCTAAGCCACTACTAATGGCTGCATCAAATTTTGTTCTTTTATTTATGTCAAATTTAGCCCAATCATTTAACGTGATATTAAAATACATGTCACCAAAAGTTCCATCAGATTTAACTCCAACATAATTATTTATATAAGTTTCAATAGCAGAAGCATGGGCCTGCCTTATGTCTTCACTTGAATTAGGTATTCCTCCTATTTCTTTTTCAGTAACTGATAATTTATTCCAAGCCCTATCAGGCCTATTCATGGAATATCCTCTATAACCTCTTCTTCTTAAATAATATAATAATCTAGGTTTATTATTCTCTGCTAATATAGGCATACCATAAAAAACCAAAGACATTAATACATCTTCAAAAAATATTTCAGAAGTTTGAGGCCTAGCTATATATTCTAAAAAAAATCTATTAGGCGGCGCATCTTCCATACTAAATTTAGTAAGACCATGTAAAGAGCCTTTAGATCCTTTACCATCTGTTGTACCGGATATATCATAACTATCACAGCCAAAAGCTCCCATATGATCATTGCCTGGATATTTAATTCCATTTTTATTTATAATATTATTTTGTAAATTTAAACTAGGCACCCAAGATATTTTAAATCTTCCATTAGGTGATGGTGTAAATTGTACTTTGCTATCTTTTATTCCGTTTTGCCACGAAAAATTTCCAGTAGTGATACTAGCCTCTTTTGTAATATCGTCATTGTAGTCAATTTGCTCGTAAATGCGAGCAAGATTAAATAAGCTATTTTTAGTTTCATCTCTGAAAGCATGCTCTTCAGTCCTTGGAAATTGTCTATAAAATTCATTTAATGCGTCTTGATCTCCTTTTAATCCATCAACTTCATTTTCCCAATGTTCAATAACCCCGACGTCAATGTATTCTCCATAATTATCTTTAATTGGTTTTTCTGGCGTATTGAATACAGGTAA